ATTGGTGATCAAGTAGCATCTATTCTTCAATATGATTTAGAATATCAAAATTTATTGATGTGTTCTATGCGAGGTAGAGCAGGTCAAATTGTTGGTCAGGGTTTTTCGGGAAAGAAAACTCAACTTGGTGTTAAGATGTCTAAAACTGTTAAAAAAGTTGGATCACTTAATTTAAAAATTTTAATTGACGAAGATAAATTGTGGTTTAATGATTATGAAATTATTTCCGAATTAACTACCTTTATTTCAAAGCATAATTCTTTTGAAGCAGAAGAGGGTTGTAATGATGACCTTGCAATGTGTCTTGTCATTTATGCTTGGTTAGTAGCACAAGATTATTTTAAAGAATTGACTGATCAAGATGTAAGAAGAAGACTATATGAAGAACAGAAAAATCAACTAGAACAAGATATGTCACCTTTTGGATTTGTTGATGATGGTTTATCTGACAATAGTTTTGTTGATGTACAAGGAGATCGTTGGTCAAATGCATCTATTGGTGAGTATGGTGACATGTCATATATGTGGGACTACATGTAAATTAATTTTTTCATAAATATTTTGTAGATAAACTGAGACAAACGGAGAAAAACATGGCGACTCCTCAATTATCTCCTGGAGTATTAATCCGAGAGGTTGACTTAACAGTCGGAAGAGCTGAGAATGTTTTAGATAATGTTGGAGCGATTGCAGCACCTTTCCAGCTTGGACCAATCGATTATCCAATCGATGTTGCAAATGAACAGGAACTCATCGAGTATTTCGGGAAACCGATTTCTACAGACAATCACTACGAATATTGGCTAACCGCATCATCTTTCCTATCATACGGAGGAGTTCTTAAGGTAGTAAGAACTGATGGTTCAAACTTAGTCAATGCAAACTCAAAAATCACTAATGCAAGCACCAAAGCATCTGGTGTTGGTGATGTCTCATTAAAAATTAAAAACATTGATGATTATCAATTAAATGTCGAAAGTTCTGCTGCAAATTATGTTTTTGCCGCTAAAACACCTGGTGATTGGGCAAATAACTTAAAAGTTGCTTTTATTGATAACAAGGCAGACCAACTTGTTACAATTGCATCCACTGAGATGGATTATGTGGCAGTTGGATATGGTGTTTCTTACGGATTTGATGGAGAAGTACTTACATCTGCTGGTAGCACTCAAGCATTACAAGATGGTGCATTTCTAAAAGGTATCATTACCGAAAAGGATACAAGCAACAACACAATCTCCATTAAAATTGTTTCCCGTGTTTCTTCTGCAGGAACTGTAACTCCAATTGATTATGCAGAAAGATCCAATGTTGCATCATTTATTCAAGGAAAAACTGTTGATATCCTTAACAATGCTGGTGCTGCAACAACAACCCAACAAGTTGGTCTCGGAACAGTAAAAGATTGGTATGATGAGCAGATCATTGACCTCACCAATCAAGATTTATACTGGAAGCAAATTGCACCAAAACCAGGAACATCTGTATATGCAGATGAAAGAACTGGTAGAAACGATGAAATGCATATTGTTGTCATCGATGACTTTGGAACTCTAACTGGAATTAAAGGAAATATCATTGAAAAGCACTTAGGTCTTTCTAAAGCTCTTGATGCTGTTTCCAATATCAATTCTCCTCAGAAAACTTACTACAAAGATTATCTTGAGTTATTCTCCGAGTATATTTACGGTGGTGATAATCCTTCTGATAATCTAACTCTTGAAGAAGTTGCACAAACTGGATTTGCCGATAACGGAGTCGGAACTGACTTTACTGGAATTAGTACTGGTGATGGTCTCTGGGGTCAAAACGCACAGGACATAACATATTCTTCAATTGGAAATTATGTTTATACATTATCTGGAGGAAAGGATTATGCAGATGGTTCTGGAAGCATGAAGGCATCTCTTGCTGATCTAGCAACTTCCTACAGAGTAATTAAAAATGAAGATGAACATGCAGTTGATTATTTATTGATGGGTCCTGGACTTGATACCAAAGCCGAATCTCAAGCAAAAGCACAAGAACTAATTGCAATTGCAGAACAGAGAAAGGATTGTATCGCAGTTATTTCACCACACCGTGGAGATGTTGTTGATGTTGCTGGTGGAAGTTCAGTTCAAACCGAAAATATTATTGAATTCTTCTCCCCACTAAGTTCTTCTTCTTATGCAGTATTTGATAGTGGATATAAGTACATGTATGATAGATTTAATAATAAGTTCCGTTACATCCCAACCAATGGTGATGTTGCTGGTTTATGTGTAAGAACTTCAATTGAAGCATATCCTTGGTTCTCTCCTGCAGGTCAGCAGAGAGGTATCATCAATAGTGCTATTAAATTAGCATATAACCCAACCAAAGCAGAAAGAGACAAACTCTATCCAAATAGAATTAATCCGATTACCAATACTCCTGGTACTGGAATTCTTCTCTTTGGTGACAAGACTGCTTTAGGATATGCATCTGCATTCGATAGAATTAACGTTCGTCGTCTGTTCTTAACTATTGAACAAGCACTCAAGAGTGCTGCTGACGCACAACTCTTTGAACTCAACGATGAAATTACAAGAGCTAACTTCATCAATATTGTCGAACCATATCTTCGTGATGTTCAAGCAAAGAGAGGTCTCTACGGATTCCTAGTCATTTGCGATGAAACAAATAACACACCAGATATTATTGACAATAATGAGTTTAGAGCAGACATCTTCCTGAAGCCTGCCAAGTCTATCAACTACGTCACATTGACGTTCGTTGCAACTAGAACTGGAATCAGCTTCGATGAAGTTGCTGGTAGAGTTTGATATTATAATAAATTAAACTAAGGGAGTTAAACCAAAATGGCAAACAATCCAACACTCAAGAACTTATCAGCATTTAAGACCAGACTTGCTGGTGGTGGAGCTAGACCTAATCTATTTGAGGTCGCAATTGATAAGTTTCCAACTGAAGTTCAATCTTATTGGCCATCTGATCAAAAGATTGATTTCAGATTTATGTGCAAAGCAGCTGCTCTTCCAGCATCTAACATTGCTTCAGTTGAAATTCCTTTCAGAGGAAGAACTTTAAAAGTTGCTGGTGACAGAACCTTTGATACTTGGACAGTAACAATTATCAATGATGAAGACTTTAGACTCAGACATGCTTTTGAGGCATGGATGAACTTACTTTCCAAACTTGATAACGCAACTGGTGCCGTTAATCCAGCTTCTTACATGGTTGATGCAGTTGTATTCCAACTTGGAAGAAGTAACAGACTTGAGGGAACTCAAGTTCGTGATCAGGTAGCTGCTCAAGGTCCTGGTTTCGGTGCTTCTGGAAGTGGTGACACTACAGTTCTTAGATCCTATAAGTTTATTGATATTTGGCCTTCTAATGTTTCTGCTATTGATGTCTCTTATGACACAACGGATGCAATTGAAGAATTCACTGTTGAATTCCAAGTCCAATACTTTGAAATGAATGACGGTCCTGGAACCCTCCGTTAATCTTAGATAAATAAGTAAAACGGACAACTAAATTATGGCTAGACTTTTTGGATTTTCAATTGAAGATTCGGATCCAAAGTCATCCTCGATAGTCAGCCCTGTTCCTCCAAACAATGAGGACGGGGTTGACCACTATTTAAGTACAGGATTTTTTGGATCTTATGTAGATATTGAAGGAGTATATCGAACAGAGTTTGATCTACTTAGGAGATATAGAGAAATGTCTCTACATCCTGAGGTAGATAGTGCAATCGAAGATATTGTAAACGAAGCTATTGTTTCTGATTCTGATGATTCTCCAGTAAAAATCGAATTATCAAATCTAAATGCTAGTGAGGGAATTAAGAAGAAAATTCGTGAAGAATTTAAAACTATTTTAGATTTATTAGATTTTGATAAAAAATGTCACGAAATTTATAGGAATTGGTATATTGATGGAAAACTATATTATCACAAGGTAATTGATCTCAAGAAACCTCAAGAAGGTATTCAAGAATTACGTTATATTGACGCAATGAAGATGCGTTATGTTCGTAAAACAAAAAAAGATAATACTAATCCAGGTGTTCTTGTAAGAAAGAACACTGAAGATCCAATGGATTATGTGTTTCCTGAAGTTGAAGAGTACTTCATGTACACTCCAAAACTTCAGTATCCAAACCAGGCATCTGGTGGAATGAATGATTCTAAAGGTGTAAAGATTGCAAAAGATGCAATTACATACTGCACATCAGGATTAGTAGATAGAAATAAGGGATCAACTCTATCATATCTTCATAA